TTTGATTGTTGATAATGGAATATTTCTTTCTTTCAATTGTGATTCCCATTTCCCCAATACCTCATCTTTAATCTCACCCAAATTAACTCCTTTAAGTGATCGTTCTTTTTTAAATGGATTACAAGACGCTTGAACCAATCCTAACGGCCAAGCAATAACTATAAAGTCCGCTTCAGGATTATTTCTGAATGGTGTATATCTATCATATGAACCTGGTTTCATCATATTACCACCACCATATTGAACGATGATATTACCATCAACTTTTACATTGGGCGATGTCTTCATTGTTTGGACATAGTTCTCCTTGTTTTTTTCAAGGTTTTCAACATTGGTATATCCTTTTTCCAACATTTGTCCTCTAATATTGTTGAGAATACTTAATAGGGATGGATTTGCCTCCATTATGATCTCCTCAAGAAAACCTGGTTTGTTTTTATATGCCAATAGTAATTTGTTAACAACCAATCCCATTAACATTTTGTTTCTTTGTAATGTCTTATCCTTATCAATTTTGAATAGGTAGTTCATTACTTCTTCGGGTGTGATATTAAATCTCATATAATCAGCGGAATCAACCGTAGATATTAATGTTATATCTTCAGTTGGGAATATGTCTTTGGGGGATACTATTTGAGATATAGTTTCAACATTTGATCTTGCCGATCTAAAACTTGTTGAGGTCCCTTGTTCAACTCCAGCTTGTGTATCGTGGTGATCTAAATGTATCGTAAACATTGGTTTTCCGTGGGCAAAATCGCATAGGCAATATAATATTTTGTCGTCGGAGTTAGATTTTTTTAATGACCACTCTTTATCTCCGTACTGGATTATTTTTGCTTCTATCACATCAAATCCATAATCCTCAAAATATTTCTTCATTCCAAGTCCAGATACAACACCATCTAGGTCTTGATGAGTCACTATAACAACTTTATCAAATTCTTTTCGTAGTTTATTTATATTTCTTATTCCCGATTCTTTAATTAATTTTTTCATATATTTAATAATTCATTTAAACTTATTGAGCAATTTTTATTTTTTTTAAGATTTTCATAACTTGTTATAATTTCCAAATTATTCTTTCCACCAATAATTTTTGGGGATATATTATTTATAAATCCTTCATTTATAGAATATTTATGATCCAAATGATATTCCTTACCTCTTTTTAAATTATTTGGGTTTATTTCGTTATAATGTGTTTTATATGATTTTTCAGTATAATACCAAGTCAAAAATTCATATCTATCCCACCCATTTTTATATTTAACCGCATTATTAAATTTATTGGTTTCGTAACATAATCTACATCTTTTACCTTTACTCCAATTATTCCAAGTTGCGGTTATTTGATGATAATTATCACATACCACATTATGTTTAAATTGTGATCTATTATTACTATTCATATACTCATCTTCAGAACTTAATAATTTATAATTACTACTTTCTATAGATTTTTTAATTTCAAAAAATGGTATGAAGTTTTTTTTAATTTCGTATTCCAAAATTTTACCCCTACAAGATTTACAGGTTTGTTTTTCTATGGTATTTAACTTTGAAGTGTTCCGAAATAAACTACCACTTGTTGTTGTTTGTATTTTACTACTTTGACAAACATCACAAGTATATCTTACTTTCCAACCCTTTCTTTTTTCGGTTAAAAAATAATTAGTATCGCCAAGTTCATACCCAATAACACATTTTTTGTTATTTAGTTTACCAACATTGGGTTTCCAAACATCAACTATCATATTCATAAATACCTTTTAAACTCAAAATGTAAATACCATTTGTTTTATTGTTTAAAAATTCCTATGTTTGTCTAAATCTTTAAAATTTAAAATATGAAAGAGAAAGTTAATCAATTTGTAAAGAGGTTCAAACCTCTATTTAAAAATGTGATGTTTATGGTGTTTATTGGGGTTTCGTTGTTTGCGGGATTTTATGCCGGTTCAGCGTATAACACCAAATACGGACCAAAGAAACCAACCATCCATATGGTTAAGGTTAATCGTAGTCAAGTTAATTTGGCGTTAGATGAACACAACCATCTAATCATCATTGATAAGAAAACCGGTGACTACACGGTTTATCAAGATTCAATCGGAGTTTCGGTGTTTAAGTTATACGCCAGAAACATTTTTTCAAACACACCAAAATAAACCATTATGAGAATATCCAACATTTTAAAATTGTTTTACTTGATGGGTTGTGTTGTCGCCATTATAACCTTATCAGGTATGTCAACTATCACCCCCCAATCCGATGTTAAATTCGCAAATGAGGGATATGGTTATCCAAACTCACCAATTTCTATTCAGATGTATGAATACATTGAGAAGTATTCCGATGAATATAATATTCCAAAATATGTCGCATATAATGTGGCTTACAAGGAAACGACATATAGAGGTCCTTTTGATTGGAGGTATAATCCATCAAGGATATCTTGTGTTGGGGCACTTGGTCCGATGCAAATTATGCCCTCAACTTCTGATTGGATTAATAAAGTTGATTATCCTAACCAAAGGATTATGAATGATATCAAATTGAATATTGAAACTAGTATGAAGTTATTGAGAAAACTCCATAACAAGTATGGTAATTGGAATGTTGTTTGTGGTTGTTATAATACAGGTAGACCTATTGTAAATGATTATGGTAGATACTGCGGAACCAATAGAAATTATAAATCAAAGTGGTTATCACTTAATTAATGGGATTCCCCATCTTTAATAGAGGTGGGGTTTTTAATTTATTATCAATTTACATCCACCCAACGACCAGCGGCAACTATAACATTTTTTAAATCATACACATCCCTCACCCATCTCTTTATAATATCTTGAACATCACCACGATCTAACCCAATCCCTATTTCCAAAAAAGACCAAATTTTATTAAAACTAACAAAAACAACATTTTCTTTTCTATCGTAAACTATTATCGTTTTACCTTTTTTATTTTTGAATAATGTCCAATCTTGATGTGTTTCTGACTGAACCATATTAAGATCATCAAATAGATTTAGGAGTTTTCTTGGATTATTATCAAACACAAATTTTAATAAATCATTTGGACCGCCAACAACATCGGATGCTTGTTCCCACCCAACATTTTTAACCATATTTTTTAATCTATCTTGAGTGGATTGTTTTTGGTTTTCCGTGATAATTATTTTCATATTTTTTAATTTATTTCTGTTAACCAATCGGGAATATGACTAAACTCTTCAACATTTCTTATATACTCTTTAATACCAAATACTTCCCTCAACCATATCTTTATGAGTGATATAACATCGTAATATAATACACCAAACCCGAATTGTAAAACATCCCAAATTACACCATCATTGACATAAATTTCATTAACTTCTCTATCATAAATAAATACATTTTTGGTAGTTTCATATCTGAATAAAGTGCAGTTTTCTTCCTCTTCACTCTGAACAACATCCAAATCATTAAATATATTTAAGAACTCCATTGGATTATTATCAAACCCAAGTTTTGTTAAGTTTTTAACTCCACCTACAATATCGGACGCTTGATTCCAACCCAATTTTTTAACAAGGTTCTTTATTTTATCTTGTGTTGATTGTTTTTGGTTTTCCGTGATGATAATTTCCATATCCTATAAATATATGTCACCACCAATATTAACCATTTGTATTATTTCTTGACTGGTATGTTTATTTGATATTGGGGTATTATTTAAATATAAATTACCTCCAACCGATGTTAAATTTCCCAATGATTGGATCGGAGTATTTTCTAAATTTAAATAACCTCCAACCGATGTTAGATTTCCTAATGATTTAATTGGTGTATTTTGTAAATCTAAATCACCTTCAACCGATGTTAAATTTCCCAATGATTCAATTTGAGTATTTCGTAAATATAAATCACCTCCAATTGAATATGGTGGATTTCCTTTTCTATCTAAATATCTTTGCATCCTGCCCCAATCATTTCCAAAAATTTCAAATGATAAAATATGGAGAACTTTTGGTTCTTCGGAATTTTTTAATTTTTCAAATTGGTTTTCTGTGATGACTATTTTCATATACTATAAATACCATATAAAACAAAAAAACCAACTATTAAAGTTGGTCTTCTTTTATCTGTTCAAGAGTTTTAAAATATTCAACCCTTGTCTTTGCAATTTCAGTATAGTTTGGTGATAACTCAATACCTAACCATCTTCTTCCGAGTATTTCCGCAGCAACTAATGTTGTTCCACTACCAGCAAACGGATCAAGAACTACATCGTTTTTGTAGGATAGTATTTTGATTGCTTTAGTTGGGATGTCCATTGAGAACGTCGCCTTGGTGAGTGATTTAGTATCTGCAAAGTAATTCCACTGACCAAAAACAAGTTCCATAAACTCTTTCTTATCTGTCTCTTCATACACAACTTTCTTTTTTATGGTTCCATCCTCCTGTTCAATTTCAGTAGGTGTCCCTTTCCACTGTGGTTCTCCTTTAACCTTTTTAATGTGGTGTTTTTTATATGCAAGTATTACACATTCCTTTGGATTATAGATATATGGCGAACTCGGACTCATCCAAGAACCCCAAGCAGTTGTTTTACTTCTATGTGGTGATTGTTCCTCCAAATCCACAATACCAAAGAACCCAAACCCAATTTCTTTCATTATTTGATACATCTCCGACACAAAGAAAATTCTCCCACCTTTCTTTTGTCTATTAATTTCGTAGGGTATGTTTAACGCGATTCGTCCATCATCTTTTAACACATTATACGCTTCAGTTAGCCAATCTTTACTAAACACTTTATAATCTTCAAATTCAACATCATCGTCGTGAGTATCATATGCGATACCAACACCATATGGACAACTAGTCACAATTAAATCCACCGATCCTTCAGGTAATGTTTTCATCACCTCAATACAATCCCCATTTATTATTTTTCCTGTTTCTATCATTATTTTTCTCTATTACAAACTCTCTAATAAATCCCACACCTCATTTGAAAACGATTCATACATATCTCCGTTCTCATCATCCGATAAGTCAACGATGTATTCGTCAACACAAAAATCAACAATTATTTCGTATGTTTCTCCAAGCGTTTTTTCATCACTTTTTAAACCCTCATATAAATTGAGAATATGGTTTTTTTGTTCTTCAGTTAATTTCATCTTTATTTATTCTCCAATGTTTTAATGTAATGATCCAAATAAAATTTTGCCTTTTTTAAATCTTCCAATTCTTTATCTTTATTCTTCTTGCCCGCCCTTGAAATGTATTTTATTGTATTACCAAGCGAGAATCCCAATTCCCAAGCGTCAATCACCTTTATGGTTTCATAAACATTATTTCCTCCCCCATAATGTTCTGGGTGATTCACTTGTTCTTTTTTAATTGGTGGCATATTTTTATATACCAAATCGTCATCTTTTTCCATAATCACCTCAACTTCCTTTTTGTGAGCCCAAAACACCCCATCAATATAATAGGTATTAAATCCTTTCCAGTCAAATGAATCAATTACTTTATCAACACCTTCCGTTGGATCCTTCGTAGATTTATAATCGTCCAAATAAATTATACCATCATCATTAACAAAATGGACAACATTATTAATATCTTCCCTCACACAATCCTCCAAATGACATCCATCAATTTCAATGAAATCAAATTTTATATTTGCGGTATCCAAAACTCTTGGGAGAGTATCTCCTGAATCGCCGGGAAATAAATGTAAATGAATATTCCAATTCGCAAAATGGTTTTTCATAATCTCAAAGTTCGTTGTTGTGCAACCATATTTGCAACTATCAAAAATAAAAAATCTAATCGGATTTTCATTATACGAACTATCTTCCTGAATTAATTTGGTTAATGCATTGCAGATTATCATCGCCGAATGTCCTTCATTGAATCCTATCTCAATAATATTTTTTGGTTTTGTTTGAGATATCAAATCTTGTAGTGTGTGCATTCTTTCAGGATACCAACTAATGTTTCCTTCACCACCACCTAAAATCATTCCTTTTAGTAACTCCATATTATTTCTTGTCTTGATATCCTAGATTCATTGTATCTTTATTCACCACAAACCGAAGTTTCACTATTTGAAGTTTATCTTTTCCGTAAGATTGTTTAATCTCAAAGTTTAACCCTTTAACATCAAATTTAAGTGTTTGAATAACCACTCCTGTAGGATCCAAATATTCAATTGTAACACCAACGATATTTAATAAATCCTTTGGGTTGTATGATTGTTGGACTGTTTCATAAAATTCAGTTAGGAATATGATTTCTTCACCTTCATTATACATTTTATATTTCCTAAATAAGAATGGTTCAATATCCATACCATCCAATTTAATAATCCAACGATTACATCTTAATGGTTCAATCAATGGGAACCGTTCTGCTAATTGTGTCATTTGTTTTTGTTTATATATTTTATGATTTCATCCTCCGTTTTTCCTTCACAGAACATTTTGAAAACCTCCGTTGAGAAGTCATCACTTGTGAAGATTGCCTCTGCCGATAAATAACTTGATAAGTTATTGAGATTTTTGATGATGTTATCCTTTTTGAGTATTCTCTTGTTGAATCCCATCTTTATTATCTTTTAGGTTGTAATACATTTCTCTAACCTTTTTTCCCAATTCAATATCGTTTGGGTTTTCCTTAACTAACTGTTCCAAAATTTTTAAGATATCCATTTTTATTTAATTTAAATTCGTAACATTTTTTTTTCTTGTTCATATATTTCTTGATTAACATATGAAATAAGTTTTCTTTTAAATAAGGGTAGTAATGTTTCATTGATTGGAAAAATATCACTACACTTCATTTCAAATACGGGTAATGTTGGTTTTTCCGATTCATCACTCCATTGAGAAAGTGTATTAATTATTTTTGGTATTGTCAACTTACCTTTTGGTTCCGAATAAATTAAATTAACGAGGGTTTTTTTCTCCATTGATCCTCTTGATGCCGGAGTTACATTGTATTCCCAAACATATAGATTATTTGTTTTCTTTTCGTAATAGAAAAAATAACCTTTATTTGTTAATAGATTTTTTTTGTTTTTTTTGATTTTAACCTCAATTGTGTCAAACACGACCGACCATACAGATTTTGCAATGTTGAAATACTCCATCATTCTTGGTGCGGAGAATTTCAAGATACTATTAAATTCTTGGGATTCTTCCTGGTTCATTTCAGGAATTTGTTTAATCTTCAAATCTTTAACAAGAAGTTCATCATCAATAGTGTCAAACTTCTTATCAGTATAGATTAATTTTTTGTCTTTAATTAGGGTTTGGATACTTGCCAAATGAAGTGATATTTCAATAAACCCGGGATATAATTCCATATTATCAAGTTTTTCACCCATTTTTTGGAAGTAACTCAATAACTTATATTCTTTATGTTCCTGATCAATTGGTTTTTCAAATAACCAATCGGTTTCCATTACAAATTCAATACCTTTGTTTTTTTTTCTTTTTACCATTTAAACAAATATAATAAAGGTTTTGTTATCAGTAAATTATTTTTCATAAGCCATAACAATATAATCTGTCCCACCAACTGTAATACTGTCATAGGAATTATCATAACTATTTAAAGTTCCATAATCCTCGTCATTCGCAACATCTTCAATAAATTGTCCTTCATCTATGAAATTATCCATAGTTAAACCATAATCTCTAATCCATTCCAATGGATTTCGAGATATTTCACGTCTTCTATCGTCAACCACATTTTCAATATCATCTTCATTTAAATCACCATCAGGATTTTCTTCAATTTCCTGTATTTCATATTCAATATCTACAATTCTACTATCACGATCATCTTGATGATCTTCAGTGTCTTCATCATCATATATTTCACCTGGTTGAGTAACGACTCCGTCTTTATACAATACCCATTCATCTCCTTCATATCTTAATTGGAATTCGTATTCTTCATCTTCGTCCATAAAATCAAATATTTTACCATTATCTTCTCTCGTTGGATATTTGATTGGGAATCTTATACCTTCATTCTCGTATACCCATTTTTCCATTTTAAGAACCCAAATTTCTTCTTCTTGACTTTTACTTAATTCTCTAGAAATATCCCAATTTTCAGGATCTTCATATATCTGTTCTCTCAAATCGTCCGTTAAATAATCGGCAACCTCATCTCCATCAATATAGTTTTCAACGGTAGATGTGTTGAATCCTCTATATCCCGCATCATCCAACAAACCTTTTACCCAATCTTTTAATGATGTGTCCGCTTCAGATGTTGTCCCAACCGCAATTTTATATTCGGAAATATTATCATATGTTGTCTTAAAGGATGTCATATCATAGTGTCCGTATTTTTCAGGTATTAACCCATATACATCATTATTTTTAATTGTTAAATCATCAATTTCCTCTTGTAATTCAACAATTCTACCTTGTAGTTCATCCCAAACTTCTTGCCAATCATCATTTGATGTATCGTAATCCTGTTGTTGTTGTTCTAAACTATCTAATTCTTCTTGTTTGTCCTTTAATTCTTGTTTTTCTTCGTCATCCATTGCCGCAATCTCACCATTTTGAACCAAGTAGTCAAACGCGGCATTCGCCTTTAACCCTATCTCATCAATGTTTGGATTATCTCTATCCCATTCACCATTTTCCCTTCTTCCATCAGCTTCCAATTCTTCCATTCTTCTCTGTCTTGCCCTCTCGGCATTGTCCAAAGGTGTTGAAAAATATGACGACCAACCTTTAATCGTAACACCTTTTAAAGTTTCAAGTGATGATCCGTGAGCATTTAAATTTCCGTCAATATGTATTGTTCCTAAATTTTTAACAGGTAAACCAATAATATCTAAAGTGCCTTTAACTACAATTTTTTTACCTCTGAATCTTCTGGTTTTTTCTAAAATTGCACCATTATTACCTGTTACGGATAATAATTGTTTGTATTCAGATGCCGGAATTTCAATTGTTTCAGATTCTTCTTCGTTAAGTTTAGATTTAATTATTTTGATTAAATCTGATTCGGTAAGTTTAATTACTTTTTTCATATCATATAAATATAATTGAAGTCCTAAAATTATTTACATATTACACATTCATAAGATATTTATTATAAAATAAACTTATTAAAACCAATTAGCAATGTCGTGTGGGTGCAAGCAAAAAAATAATGGTGGAGCTCCGGCTACTCAACAATCACCGGGTCAAGGACAACCGCAGCAAGTAAAAAATGCTACCGTTCAAGAGTCAGTTAAAAAAATCGTTGAGAAGTATTATAACAAAAAATAATATATTTCTACCAAAGAATTATTA